TTTTTATTTTAAATCATCACTTTTTTTTAGTTTCTCAATATAGAGAGTAGCATCCATCAGCTCCTCTTGTAAATGTTGCAACCATTGTAAGGTGCTTAAATCATCTCTATCTAATGTTTTGTTGTACTTCTTTATACCTATATTAGAACGTTGCTTAAAAGAGCTTATAACAGCTTTAACTATTGTATCTTCTTGTTCTTGCATCTCTGCCATTTTATCTCTTGTATTCATTTGAGTATATCATTTAGTTGGAACAGCCATTGTCTTATCTTAGCTTTGTTACAAGAGCATGGTATCTCAAATTTATGGTTGAAGTATTTGGCATGAAGTTCACACATTATTTTAAAATCTGCATTAGATATTTTATGAGTAATTCTTTCTTGTATTTCTTTCCAGAGTATTATATCTTCTACCATAATTCAATATCATTTAGTGATTCTTTTCTTTTATCACAATTACAATTAGGATATATCTTTTTCCATAGCCATTTTATTCCTGTGAACTTTGTGATCAGTTCTATTAAGTTTCCTAGTTTCATAATTTAAAGTTTGTTTTAATATATCGTAGCATAATTCTTCTGGCACTTTTGATCGTTCGTAATTTCCTTTTAAGCCTTGCGTTCCTGTCCTACTACCTCTTGGAGCTGGTTCGTGTTGGCATTTCTTATTACCATTCCAGCACATACCTTTTGGATTCCATCCGTTAGGATTAAACATATCTCTTATGTTGTTTGAAAATATGTCTGTCGGTTTCATTCTTGTATCTCCGTAACTACAATAGGTTACTGTTGTTCTATCCATTCCCTTCATGTAATCCATCTTTCTTAGCATTGCTCTGGGGTTCTCTATGTAATAAATACAATCCCACTTGTTATAAAAGTTGTTTAGTTTTATATTCATCCTATCACATTTAGCAGCGAAGTCTGTCTTCGGTTTTCCATCTTCGTATCTGTGATGAGATATTGCAGCCATTGAGAAAGTTGTACAAGGTCTGCCATCAATAACAACATCAGGAATCCAAGGCAACATACCCTCTTCTAAATTCTCAATATCAATTACTAAATCTATGTTTTGAAATGGTTTGTGATCAACAGAAAAAACTTCATAACCAAGTTCTTCAGCAATCTTTCCCCAACTCCTAGAACCAGCAAACAATTCTAATAGTTTCATTCTTTTATTTATTATCAGCTACAAACTTGCAGCCGAATAGTGTTATTATTTCTCTATGTTTTTTCACTCCGTTGTAGGAGAGTTTATTGTCTTTTGCATATTGGCTTATGCTTTTTAAGTTAGCGTATATCTCTAATCGTTCAAAGAGTTGCACTATATCAAGCTCATCTCTTTTCATTGCGTTATAGACGTATTTCTCTAACTTGTCTAAATGCCTTTTGTTTACTGGGTTTCTCATTGGTTCAATTTTTTGAATGAAGCATAATAGTAGTTGTCGTTAATATTTCAGTAATTATGATAGTCAAAGTAGTTTGTCGTTAATTTATACGCACTAAATCATATACAATTTAGTTAAAGTCCTGTATTAATTCCGTTGTCAATCACTTCTACTATGTGTCTGAAGGTGCTTCTTTCTTGTTCGCCAGTTACATCTGTTCCGTTGATAAATAATCTGTAATGGTCTTTCTTTTCTGTTGGTCTTAATTCTATACTGTTCATTTATTTTACTTTTTGTTTTAGCCTATCCTTTACTTTTCTAAACGTATTATAAAGTGAATGGTATGTGATGTTTGTCTTTCTTGATAGCTCTGTTATGCTGTACTCATCTTGCACCATGTTATACACTTTCCTGTCGTACCAATGCAATTTCTCTAGCTCTTCTTCTACAGCTTCGTTTGCTTCATTGAAATCAATATACTCTCCAGTCTCTAGATCATAAACTAAATCAATAGATGTTTTAGGGAGTTTATTCTTTTTCAATTGCATTTGTAAATAGTTTGTTTTTAATGTTCTATAGATATAATAATAGTTTACACCAGATTCACCATAAGAAATGTTAAGACCTTTGTTGAGCATTTGACCGATAATTAAGTACATCTCTCCTACAATATCTTCTGCTTCATATTGGGTTGCTCCCATTTTTAAAACAGTATTGATCCATTTATTATGCGACTCGTAAACCTTTTCTAACATTATGTGATTGCTTTGTATATTTTGGTATAGCTTTCTTTCTGTGCATCTATACAAGTATCATAAACTATATCTCCAGACTTGATGAGTTTACTTTCTTTATAGACATTACAAGTAACGCCATAACGTGTACGCATAAGGCGAACTTCATATCCTTTCTCTTCGCAGTAGTTTGTCATAGTAACAAAGTCTGGTAGGTTAATATTCTGATCGTTTAATTTCTGCATCAAATCCTAATTTTTTAAGTTCTTTTATTCTATACTCTTGCAATTTGCTTACAGGAGTCTTTGCTCCTTTTACTTCGATGAATTTAACATCGTTAGGCTTTAAAGCCACTAGGTCTGGTATTCCAGCTTTGTTGGTGCTGATGAGCTTCAAGACATAATATCCTTCTGCTTCGTATTGCTTTATTAGTTTACTTTGATATTGTGCTTCGCTCATTTAACTTAATTGCTTAAATGATATTGGGTATTTAGATAAATAAGGATTTACATCTTTTAGTTTTGCAAACTTTATGTACTTTCCATTTGTATCTAAAACTTTTACCATTGATATAATTATCTTTGGCTCTCCGTTTATTATTTGAAACTGATATTTAACAACCTCTAAACTTCCTATTTTACTCATACTTATTCATTAACTTTTCAAAATATTGTTTGGCTCTCCATTTTCTATTTGTTTCATTCATTTTATCTTTATTAGCCTTATAATATTGTTTGTAGTATTTTTTTCTATACTCTTTTAGCTTCTCTTTATTAGCTTCGTCGTATTTTTTTATATACTTTTTTAACTTCTCTTTATTAGCCTCGTAATATTCTTTTCTCTTCTCTTTATTAGCTTCGTTGTATTTTTTTCTATACTTTTTTAACTTCTCTTTATTATCTTCTTTATATTTTTTATCTCTCTCTTTTATCTTCTCTTTATTAGCTTCTCTATATTGTTTATTCTTCTCTTTTAGCTTCTCTTTATTAGCTTCGTAGTATTGTTTTGCCTTCTCTTTTAGCTTCTCTTTATTAGCTTCTCTATATTGTTTACTGTATTCTTTCCTAGCTTCGCTCATAATGTTTGGTTGTAAATGATTTCTTGTCTTGTACTTGTCTGTATATTTTATCTTCTAATCCACCCTTTGAGAATATCCAGTACACATCGTTTGTCTGTCTCTCTTTGGTTGTTAGTCTGTCTCTGCTTTGCCAATAGCTTGTAGCACTAAAGTCTATATTGAAATAAACCAAGTAGTCTGCTTTTGATAGGCTGATGCCTTCTCTACCACTTACTATCTGCAAGGCTATGTTCTTATTGGTTGCATTAAACTCTTCTAGCTCTGTTGTTAGTTGTTGCCCAAATACAGACTGCAATAGTTTAAGCTCCTCTTTGAACTTATAGAAGATGCCTATCTTCTTTCCTTGAAACTTGTTCTTAATAAATACTCCTTTACTGTTATCTATGGTAGCTGATGAGCCATCTTCTAACTTAATTGTACCAGAGTATAGCTGATGTACTTTCTGCATTAGTTTAACTGGTGTATCTGCTAATATTACTCCTCCGTTCTTCCCTTCATATACTCTATCCTTTTCAATCCTTTTAACGAGCTTATACGTTGTTGGCTTCATCTCAACGTGTAAGATGTGTTCGTTTACTTTAGAACTAAACCCAGCTTCAGATTGTGAGAATGAGATGATATGTTTAGATATCTTTTGTCTTATTAAGTTCTGATTGGCTGCTGTGTAGTCATTCACATCATATCCGTTTATCTTTTTCTTAGTTACATCTACATAAACTTTTGCCCATTTATAAAATGACTTCTCTACAAATGGTGTAAACTCACTAATCCAAAACTGGTGGAATATTTGAGACCAAGACTCAGGAGTAGGTGTTCCAGTTAATAGGATGCAGTACTTCTTACCTACTATTTCTTTTATGCGTTTTGTTCTAACTGATGCTTTAGGGAATGCACCTAGTGAATGAGACTCATCTACTATTATTAAATCATACTCTTTGTCTACTTTGTGTACTGCTTCAAAGTTGGTAACCTTTAGAGCGTAGTTAGGTTTCAATAGGTTGTAGTCTGCTTCTATTGAAGAGATAGCTTTCTTCTTGGTTATAAACAGAACAGATGTTATATCCATTCCATTGGCTATACCTAAAGAGGTTAAAGTTTTACCAGTTCTTACTTCCATGGCTAACATAATAATACGTAGCCTAGATAGTCTTTTAGTACCCTCTTCTATGATTGTATGTTGGTATGGTCTAAACTTCATATTAATATGCTATATCGCTTAAACCAGCAGATGATTCTATAATTTCACATCTATCTTTTACTTCTTTACTTTTCCACGCCCATGATTTTTTAAGAAGTCTTATTCTTTCAAAAACTTCTTTTATCTGTGTTTTTGGCAAACCTTCGACAAGAGATAATATCCTCTCTTCATCTGTTGTGTAAGTTGCTTTCTTGTAGTTTAATTCTTGTATGTTAGTTTTTAATTGATAATTTAATTTTGATACCTTTTTGTATTGCTTTTGCAAATGATGTATAACATCAATTTGATTAAAGTCAATAGCTTCATCATTTTTAAATTTAAAACAAGATGCAATCGTTTTTAACTTCTCATTTTTTTTCATATAAATAGGATATTTTTTAATGGCATGGATAACTGTTGCATGATCCATTGATTTTCCTTTTGATTGAAAAAATTTAGCAATGTCTATTAAAGTCATGTGCATCTTTTTTTTAAATATGTAACAAGCTAAAGAGCGAAGCTCTACATACTCTGTTACTCTTGTATTTTTAAAAATATCAAGACCAGACATTTTTATAATTCTTTCTGATATTTCGTTTAATTCTTCGTACTTATCTTCATTCATATATTAAGGAGGTTGTTTTTTTATTTAAAATGGCACTTCATCTAATTCTGCTACTACTATATTATCTTTTGTTGAAAGGCTAAACCACTTGACTCCGTTAGAACTGTTCTGCTCAAAGTCATATCCTTTATAGTCTCCGTATTTCTGCACCCATCTGTTTAGTGTGTTTCTCTTAAAGATTTTATTATTGTAATCTTGGTTGTCGTTTGTAAACTTTACATAGAAGTCAGACTTTATTGTTCTTTGATTCAATATCAAATTATCATCTTCTACCCAGTCAAAGAAGTCCTTAGAAGTCTGTGCTATTATTTTACGTTGCTTTAAGTTTTTTGCTTCGTGAGCAATCAAACCAAATTGTAAGTATTGTTGCAAGCAGTAGACCATGTAGTTATCAAACAACTCAAACTCTTCAGCGTTCCAATCATCAAAGAGCTGCTTTCCAAACTCATCAAATGGTGTAAGGTCTTTACCATAGTATTGAGCTATCTCTATTTCGTGCCTTCTCCTGTCGTGTGAGTTTCCATCTCCTTTAATAACATAGTTAGTAGAGATAACAATCTTTGGAGAATCTTCAACAGATAACTTAATAGCATCCTTATTTTTTCTCTCAATTGTTAGTCCTTCTGTTACTAGAGAAAATTTACTCTCAAAGTTAAAGCCAGACTTCACATCATCCCATACAAGTATCTGAGAATCTAGAGATACTGTTTGGTATGGAAACCCTTTCTTATCATCAAATGATTTACCATCTAGTATAGATGTTTTTCTAATTCTTTTAAGACCTTGTATCATTAATCCTTTTCCTGTACCTCCTTCAGGATTATCAGATATCACTTCATCATTTAAGATGATAGCTTTATTGTTCATCTTATTCTTGTAAGTAGATATAAGATAGCCAAGTACACACTCTAAGGCTTTAGGACTGTTATTAGAGATATTAGAGATAAAGGTTTGGTAGTCGTTCTTGTAGTTCTTATGTTCTACATAGTTTCTTTTAAGAATTTGAGACTCCCATACAAACCCTTCAACATCCATAAAGCCAACTAGCTCTTTAGTATCTTTAGTTACCTCTAGGATACCATTCTCATATACTATAAAAGACTTTTTTCTTTCATCTCTTAGCATTGGAAGCTCCTCTGATTTCAGCATCAGTAAATAGCTTTCTGTAAAAAGTAAGTGATAGTTTACACATAGCTTCCAAACATCAAACTCTCCTTTACCTAATAGATGATTAAGTACATAATCTTTTATCAGCTCTATAGATGTTTCTTTAACTACATTGCTTTGAACAAATACCCAAGTAGGTTTCAATGAACCCTTTGGAAAGTATTTTTTAAAACCTTGCCCTTCTAAGAATAGTTTGTATTTATATGAGTCAATTTTTACATCTCCTTTTTTATCCAGATACCAGAACTGAGGTGTTTCTTTTGCTTCTTTTAAAGTTTCGTATGTTTTCTCATCAATCTTATGAGTTTCCATTACATACTCTTTACCTTTCTTTAGATCAATCTTTACTCTTTCAACTTTATCATAGTCTTCGAAGTATTTGCTATTGGCATTTCTAGAAGAGTAAGCAGACTTTATAGAGTTTTGTTTTGATTTTTCATCTTTACATCTGCCCTGTACAATATTTTTCATTATCCAAGCATCAGCAATTGAATGAGGCACACCATATTCACACATTGCTCCAGCAATATCAAATACATAATTATTCATCTGACCGGTTACAAATGACTTTTGCCAATCAAATTTCATTACTCGTGCTATTACTTTATCATCTGACTCTATTTTAATTGTAGGAGGTTTATCAGCGTATGAGAAGCCTTCATCTACTACTTTGGCTTCAAATAGTTCTGCTTCATAGTTTACATAGATATTAGGATCAAAGCTCTCAAAGCAAACACGATCAACATTAGAGTTAGAGATATCAAAATATTCATATTTAAACTGCTTTTGAAAGGCTTTAAAGTATTGTGGGTGTGTTATTTCATCTAAAGTATCTGGTACTCTTACAACTCCTTTAATTCCATTACCTGAAGGAGATATAAACAGCAGCACAAAGTGCTTGTTAGTCTTTAATAGTTCAAGATGTTCATTTAGTGTTTTAGGGTTTGGATATTTATCAAAATCCAATACCATAAGCCCAGAATGTTTCTTTAACCCTTTCCTATTCCTTTCGGAATATTCGCCAGAGAAAATAATAGATGGAAGTTTTTTCTTTACCTCTTTTTTACCATTTCGAATCTGTTCTATCTTTTCTTTAGATGTTCCTTTTTTTATTCTTTGAACTACTTGCTCTAAAGTTAGGTTAAAGGGAACATCAGTAGACTTAAACAAATCTTTAAAAACTGATATTTTATTATTTTTCATTTTTTGAGTTTTTAACTTTCGTACTTTCGTACTTTTTTTATCTCTGTAGCTACTATGTTTACTGAACAGTCCGAAAGTTCGTTTTATATTCTACCTCTAGTGGGTACCCCTATTTTATTTTATTGCTTGGGGGGTCTCATACAAACGCTATTTATTTCGCACTTTCGGACTGTTTCACATTTTGTCCATTATGTGTACAAACTGTTCATTAGTAATTTTATGAACGCTTTGCACAGTAAACTCCATCCAATCAATAAAGGATTGCATTTTTTTAATTTTACAAATCATCTTGAGTTGTTTTAAATGCTACTTCTGCTTCGTCTATTAATTTTATCAGTTCAAACAAGTTGTCTCTGTTAAAGGCTATCCATTCAAAGTTTGATGTATTAAGCTGGACACATCCATCGTTTATAAAACCACATTCAACAGCAACACCATCGGAGTCTATTATGTATGTTTCAATAAAATGATCTACTTGATTTACTTTTAATCTGCTCATAATATTATTTTACGATTAATGAGTTTTTTGTATAACTTACTTTAGGTACTTCAACTTCTTCTCCATCTTCAGTTCCTACCAGCAATCTTCTTTGTATAGCTAAATATGCTTGCTTGCTTCTTTCTTCTACCTCTTTCTTTTTTTTCTCTAGCTGTTGCCATTCTTCTATATGTTTAAAAGAATATCTGATACCTCCGTTTCTTTTTTCAAATAAGAATCCAGAATCTTGAAAGGTTTTCTCAGAGTACATATCAGCTTCGTTAAAGGCTATCTCTTCAATTTGCTTTATAGCTTCAGAGTAAAGTGCTTGGCATTTCTTTAGGTTTCCATAAGTAGAGAGGGCTGCAATATTGCCCTCTTCTACTTCTGTTAATAAATGAGCAACCTCTTGCTCACGCATCTGGAAGAATAATTCTTTAGACATATTAAAAGTCTAATCCGTTGATGCTTTCAGGAACTACTTCTTCTTCAGCTACTACTACAATCTCTTCTACCTTATTAAAGTATTTGTTCATATACTCTTCAAGCTGTGTTGCTTTCTCTTTTACCATTCCATATTCAGAATCAGATAAAGAGATGTTGAAAGCAAAATTTGGTGTAGAGTATTTTACCATCCCTTTCTTGTGATCGTTTGCAGATTCAATTGAAACCCATTCATCAGCCAATCTTTTCCAAGCTCCTTTCTCTACAAACTTTGACCACTCAGAAACACAAGCACCTTTAAAAGAAATGTTGATCAATTCCCATTCGTTGGTGACTGCATAAATTGATTTGTGATAATTACCACCAGCAGCATTTACAGCTCCTTTGATATCTTTGTAAAGACCTTTGGCAATAATCCTCCCTTTGTGAGTTCTTACCTCTAACTCTTCTGATCCAATTTGTAATACCTCGTTAGAGTAAATTCCTGTTTGGTCTGAGTCAGAGAAACCTTTAATAGAATGATACTCCTCCAATACCATAAAAGTTATTGGTAGCTTCACTTCTTCGTTTTGCTTTAACTCTTTGTTGTAAAAGCTAAAAGACTTGTTGTTACTTTTCCACTCTAAGAATTTAGAAGTTGGATTCACATTTGCTGTTACTTCTCTTTTAAGAAATCCCATAATAAATAATTGTTTTAAATTACGAACGGATTGTTGTGGCGTTCGCTTCCACATCAATAATTTGTTGTGCTTTCTGTATTTCTATTTTTGTAAACTTTTCCTTATTACTTATGATGTATAAGGCTAATTTTTTTTGGGGGTTTTGCATTTTTTATATTTTTAAGAATTTATAAACTGCTACTCTTACTTGTTCGTCGTACTCATCGTCTGAGATATTATCTGAAGAACTTGGAGCTTCCCCTAGAACTATTCTAGCCTTCGCCTTTGCCTCATCAGAGAGCAAATGCAGAGAATCTATTATATTTTGTTCTAGAGGAGACATAGAATTAAAAAGGTAGTTTAGCTCCCCTAACTTCTAAAATTCCTAATAATTCATCCAAGCAACTCAAATTATATTTGTAGGCAATTGCTGCAATAGCAATCTCTTGTTCGTCTGTCTTTGCATCGTGAAAAGAATTGTAAACGATGTTATTTAAAATCTCGTTAGACTTAATGCTTTTAGATAATGATGTCTTTTTTAATTGTGTGATGATATCCATAATTATATAATTGAGAATTGGAGGTTATTTTGAAATACATCAAAAACAAAATCATCTGGAAATACCTCTCCAAGATCATCATACATAGTAATAGATATAGAGCTGACTCTGTTAAAATCATACTCTTCATTGTTTTTCCATGTAATATCTACTGTACCAGCAACTTCAAATAAGTATTGATCTGTGTTGAATTGCTTGTAGAATGGAGCAGAGCTGTAAGTCTGTCCTTGGAATTCAGACCTATCTATCTGAATGTAAGAGTGTTTTGAAATTTCTTCTTGTGTTTTTTGGGTAATTACAGGGTGAATTGTAGTCATTTTGAGTTTGTTTTTTGTATATTTACTAACATTCTTTCAACAAATGTAACACTTTTGAAAACAAATACAACACTTTTCTAGTGTTTTTTAAAAAAAAAGCGCAAAATGAATTTTGAACAGAGCTTAGAATACATACTTTTAAACAACATTACTTCTTACGAAATCCACAAGGCTACTGGTCTAAGCGAAGCTGGAATAAGAAAACTGATGCGTAATGAAGTTTCAAAACCTCAAAGAAAAACAAGAGATATAATTATAGAATTTGTAAAAAACATTAGAGTAATAAACACAAAAGATGTGGTTTTTAACCAAGAAGATGATAGATTGCTAAGAGATTTAGCATCTGATGTAATAAAAAATCACCATAAACTCCTTCAGGTAGAAATCTATGGTTTATGGTTTGAAGTTGAAAGCCAGAAAAGAGCTATTCAAATTTTGAAAGAATAGTATCTAATTCTTTTTTACTTATTTTATTTTTTAATTTTTTGATGGTTTGTTGATTCTTTATTTTTTGTTTCTTCAATTCTGCAATCTTTTTGTTTATCATTTAGGTGGGTATATTAAACAGCAAGATAGAATAAATCTAAATAATATCAAAAAAAAAAATACACAAAATAGTACACAAATAATAAAAATTTTAAAACTATAAATAATTGATAATCAAATCGTTACATATAGCAAAAACTTCAACTCTGGATTCATAACCCTGAGGTCACGGGTTCAAATCCCGTTCTCGCTACAAGAAAAAATTAGTTTAATATGCTGTAAACAAACGATTTAAGGTCAAATTTAAATCGTTTTTTACATGACAAAAAAAAAGACAAAAGAAAAAAAGTACACAAGGAAGTACACTGCAATTCCCCTATTAAATATGAGTAAAAAACATGCTATAAAATTCTATACAGGAGGTGTAGATGTAAAAAAATGGTCATCGTTAACGCCCAATGAAAAGAAAGAAGCTTTAAGAAAGAGCTGGTATGTTCGTTGGTATTTTTTAAACCCTAAAACAAACAAGCTCGAAAGACAAGTAAATATAAAAAGTGGTGTCAATAGGTTGTCAAAAATGACTGACCGAATAAAAAGACTTAAAAAAATAAAGAACCATGTTAAAAAAGCTATTAAAGATGGATATTCTCCATACGAGAAAATAAACGACAACTTTGAAACAGAGAAAAAATACATTAATATAAAGGATGCACTAAAAAAAGCACACGATCACTCAAACCTTACAGTCTCAAAAGTTACTTCCAACGACTACTTCTACGCAAAAGAGCAGTTTCTAAAATTTATTGGATCAACAAATCAATTAAAAGATATAAAAGAAGTAAACAAGACTACTATTCTTAAATTCTTAAACCAAAAGCTAGAGAAAACATCTGCTAGAACTCGCAATAATTACAAGTCTTCTTTGTCAGCACTCTTTACAGTATTAGAAAATAAACTCAATTTAATAGAGAGAAATTTTATAAAAGATATCTCCAACGAAAAGACAAAAGTAAAAACAGATAGAACTTTTACAAAGACAGAATTAAAGAATATTGTTGATTGGTTAAAGTACACAGACCCGTACCTTTTAACATACATACGTTTTATAGCTTATAATTTCTTGCGCCCTGTTGAAGTAAACAGGCTAAAAGTAAAGGATATAAACCTAGACGAAAGCCTTTTATACTTCCAAGCCAAAAACAAACCACTAAAAATAAAAAGAATACCTAGCATATTTATTGATGATATTAAGGCTTTAAATTTACACCTATATAATTCAGAACATTTTTTGTTCACTCCAAAGAATGAGCCAGCAGAATGGAACTCCTCAGACAACTCCAGAAGAGATACTTTTTCTAAGCGTTTTAAAATAGTAAAAAACAAATTTAATTTAGGATCACAATACGGACTCTATTCTTTTCGTCATTCATTTATCACGAATTTATTTAGATATTTGAGAAGTGTAGAGAAGAAAAGTTACTCTGAAGCTATAGAAGTGCTTCAACCAATTACAGGACATGAGACAAGAGTCGCATTAGAAAGATACATCCATCAAATAGACGCAGACATTCCAGAAGATTGGTCTGATAAAATAGATTTTATATTATAAGTGCATTGGTTCATTTATTGCGTGTTTGCCTCCAAACACTACAGCACAACCTATAGCTGGCTTTTTGAAATGCTTTCCGTAAGCCATTGCATAACTTTTAGAATCTATACCACAACCAACAGCACAGCCAAAGACTTTATAGTTAGCACCAACAGCAAACTCTGTAAACATTTCTGTATGTCTATGCCCTTGCACAGTACTCATCATATCATCTTTTGCTTTCTTGGTAGCTCTGCCAGACTCTCCATGGATGTATTGCACATCATCATAAATAAAACGAGTATCAAAATTCCAGTTAGGGACTTCTAATACTTCAGCAAAACTTTTTATCCATCTCTTAGGCACTCCAGAACTGAATGCTTTTCTACGAATTAGCCTATCATGGTTTCCGATACATACATCAGCGTGAGGAAATGCTTTATACCATCTATTTAATTTCTTAATAGCTAGTTCTAGCTCATCTCCACCTCCCATTCCATCTGGGTCTTGCTCATGATAAGAGCTATAGTGGTTGTCAATCACATCTCCAATAAATATTACTTTGTTACAATTGTGTTTTAGATAAACATCTTTACAATGTTGTAAGTACCCATCTAAGCAGAATGGTTCGTGTAGGTCTCCAATAACCAGAATACGCTGTTGTTTTTTTATTAAGTTTAAATATGCTTTTTTTATTTTTCCTTTTAGTCTAGGTCTAAAATCCCCCATTTATTTCTTTCTTATTTTCTCTAAAGTTCTTGCTCCAAAATAACCTCCATAAGCCAACATTAATAGATTGCCTAGTAGTGATATCCATTGAGCATCTATTTTAAAGCCTTCTAAAGAGCTATCTAATATTACATATATAAATAGACTAAGAGTCAAAAAAGCTAAAGACATTGGTCTTATATTTTTAGTAAGAAAAGAATCTGCTTTGTTATCTGAATCCCATCTTTTAGTGACTTCTTGCATCTCAATGACATCTTGCTCTAATTCTTTTACAAGCATTTCTTTCTCTAATGCAGTCAGCTCTTTGCTCCCTCCGATGGCTTCTAAAATGTCTGATACTTTGCCTCCAGTAATAGCATCAAAGACAGGAGATACTTTTTTACCAGTTGCTACTACACCTCTTAAAAGATTGCCAAAGAATGTTCCTTTTTTTTTCTTTAGTATGTCCATATTATGTCTTGCCTTTTGCCATAGTCCATATCAACGTGTATGAATGTATCAGCTATTCCAATTCTTTTAAAACCTACAAAAAGAAGTGCATCAATAATTTTAAATCTTGTAGCATTGTCAGTTGCTTTTATATCTACTGCTAAACCCTTTATATGAGATGAGCTAGGGTTTTTTATTGATAAAGGATGATTTGGACTTCTATACGCTGAGTTTATAATAAATGGAATGTCTGCAAAAGCTCTTGCTTGGTCGAGCCTTTCTAAGAACTCTTCATCCATATTATCCTCAATTTCTTTGAAGAATTTACTCATCTTTTTTCTTTAGGTTAACAATTTTTAAAACTGTATAGACAATAGATACAGTCAGTAATACTAATTTTAATCCTAGCTCGACATTTGAGAAGCTCATAGAGAAAGTAAATAAATTAATTAACGCTAGTTTAAGGTCTTGCAAATCCATATCTTATATTTTAGGTACTTCTGTGTTTCTTGGAAATCCATAGAACTGATGAGCTGCATTGTCAGCTGGATACACTTCATTACTTCCAAAGTATAAGGTATCCGTACTCATTATATCATAAGCGACACCATCGTAGTAAATTGGAGGTGTTATTTCGTGTCCATCGGGGTCATAAGTACCTTGTACCTTTACCACTTTACCAATGTAAACAACTGCCTTTGTGCCGTTGATGTACTGCATCGATGTAACTCCTTCAATGGTTACTTCTTGCCATACATCTTTCTGTATTAAAACATCTTTACCTTGTTGCTCTGTATCAAATACTGTCTTGTAAATATTCATTATATTGTTGTTAAAAGCGTTAATTCTGCATCTGTTAATGCTTCTTTCCAAACTGCAAGGCATTTAGTTTTGCCGAAATATTGTAACCCACCATTTCCATCATCATAAGCCAATTCATTTAAACCTATTGGCATAACCGCACTTGTATCCGTTGCGACCTCTATTCCATTAATCCACAGAGCAAAATCATTTGCCTTGAATTTAATAGCAATTTTATTAAATTGAGTTATATCATAAGATGTAGTACTCACATTTACAGAAGATACCCCTCCCGACACAACAGATACAAAAATTTGATTATTTGCTGTGCTATTTTGTAAGTATACCCTATTACTATTGGTTCCGTCAGATAATGAAAGCCTTTGTATTACTACACTATTTGCCAATGCTGCACCCTCAAAATATAAAACACCTTCTGTAGAGTTTATCAAAGTAGAGTTCCCCGAACCATTTGCTAAATCACGAAGCCTTGTGGAGGTTGCCCCCGAGGTGGGAATATAACTTGTTGCGTAGGATTGTTGTTCTAATTGTGCGCCCCAAATTTTAATCCCATCACCATTAGGTATTGCTGTGGCTGATAGACTTGTTCCATTTTCACTTAAATAAATACCGCAAAATTTCGTAGTTGTATCTGCTATTGTTTCAACACTACATCTAAACCAACCATTACCATAGTCTTTAATACTACTTGATATTGCTGTAGAGCCTAAAGCAATTCCATTCTCTAAATCAAAATAAGTAAGGGTAAATGGGTTTAAATTTGCTAAAGCTACATAGCGAACATTTCCTTTTTTAATAAATGCCGAAAAAGTATAATTATTTGTAGCGGTTACGGCTATGTTTACATTTGTATAAGCCTGATTTGTTGCATTATCATTTAATAAATTAAAAGCACTTGCATCTCCACTTGGTGAAACTACTCCGTTTGTAGCTATTGTATCAGGCTTTAACCAACTGCTATCACTAAATAATTCAGATTGTGTTATTAAATTCGTTGACTCATCTTCCAAAAGCCAACTCCCACAGCCACTATCGGGTACTACTTCTTGACCAAGATATTCTTTTACAGATACATTGTCTATTGAGCCGTCAAAACCGTTATTTGCATATATCCAACATTTATTTGTATTATCTGGTGTATATATTTGACTAAAAGTACCATTTGAAAGAATAGACGTACTTCCAGAACCATCGTATGGGTAAGTGACTTTCCCAGTTGTCATATTAGAAACAGTTAATCCAACTTTATAAGTTTTACCACTCTCAAATACACTAGCAGATGTCCTTATAAAACCAGTAGCTCCATCACTTATAGCCTTATCATCTCCAATACTCCAATTTGCATCTAAAATCCAATTAGCACTTCCATTACTAAAATCTCCATTTACAATTTGCTCACTCCCTAAAGCATCTTGATAGCTAAACCCCTCGTAGTTTATTCTTGGTAGGTTAGTATCGTTAGTTACTTCTTTTATTACTATGTTTGTAATGCTACCTATAAAGTTAGTATCTCCTTGTAATATTAATGGAGGATTTACTTCGTTAGATGTCATCTCAGCAGTATAAGTTCCGCTGCTTGTTATGTTATTAAAATCAACTGCACCCGTACCCGATAAACTTCCTAGCAATACACCCGCAGTATAGTCTAATGTAAATGATACCCTTACTAATT